TGAAACGAGGGTGCGGCACCTAACCTTGCGTCTCGATTACCGGTTTGCCCGTAGCCTCACCGCTCCCAGAAAGTTGCGCCCAAAGTTGCGCCCAAGATTGTGAAAGCGTTTCGGCCACTTTCCGTCGGAGTGCTTAATTTCCAAGGAAGGGGAGTGATGTCGAGGGGGGAAGAAATGCTTGAATGATAATAGTTCACGCTCTGGGGGACCGGGGGTCGGGAGTTCAAATCTCCCCGCTCCGACCAGTTTTTCAAGGGGTTTCACCAGCAACGAAACGTGAATTGGCACCGGATTGGCACCGGGCTTTAGGTTCTAATTCGAGGAAGAGAAATGGCGGACCGAGATCCAAAGGACGTGCTGTTGAGTCTCATCGCGGCGATAGCGATGGACCCAGACCCAGATGAGATTGATGAGGAAATTCATCGAGCCTTGGAATTGGTCGGGGAGCAAGAACTCGCCAAAGAATTTAAGGAGATGGATGACTGGCATGATCTCGCGTCTCTTCTCCACGATCGAGGCGTCAAAAGCTTATGGGACCTACCGGAGCCACCGGAGGAAGAGGAGGGGTGAAGCCCGCGTTATTTCAGCAGCCCTTCTATAGCCTTTGCCGCCGCTGCATCGGCGCCGCCAATCAAATGACCGTAAACGTCTAAGGTCACGCTCGCCTTGGCATGTCCGAGGCGCCGGCTAATCGTGAGCACGTCCACGCCAGCGCGGATCAGCACCGAAACGTGAGTGTGTCGAAGCGCGTGGAAGCTGACGCGGGGGAATTGCTTGGCATCGCACACGCGGCGCCATGCGCGGCTAACAGCGTGCGGGTTGAGCATCCGGCCTTCAACGTCACTGAAAACGAGGGTATCGCGTTCGATGTTGCCCATGCCGAGCACTAGGCGAAGCTCTAGCTGCTTCACCTTATGGGCGCGCAACATGGCGACCGTATCGGGCGGCAGAGAGATATTGCGCCGTCCGGCTCGCGTCTTAGGTGACTTGAGCCGCAAGCTCGATCGGGTTTCCTCGACGGATCTTTCGACGCGCAGCGTGCCGGCGTCCAAGTCAAGGTCGCCCCATTGCAATCCGAGCAATTCGCCCCGCCTCATTCCAGTGGCAAGGGCGAGCGACACGATAGGATGCAAGCTGTGGCCCTTTAGGGCCTCAAGGACGGCCTTAACCTGATCGGGAGTCCAGGGATCTCGATCTCGGCGTCTTCGACCGATGGCGGCCTTGCCACGGCCGCTACGTTGCGGGTGAGTGTGCCAGTCTCGACGGCATACCCGAGCACTTGCCGCAAGAGCCGGTGAGCATGTCCGACCGTGCGCGCTGACAATCCTTCGTCTAATAGGGCGCCATGCCATTGCCGGATCGCTTCGGGTTTTAGCTTCTGGATCTTCGTCGCGCCTAGCCGGGGGATGATTTGCCGTTCGGCGAGTTCGCAGTAGCGCTCTAGCGTCTTCGGGCTTTGCTCGTGCGCGCTGTCGAGCCATCCGCGAAGGTACTCGGCGACAGTCGCATTGCTTGGATCGGGGAGGGTACCGCGATCAGCTTCACCGAGCAGGCGGGTAAGCTCTTTCTGCGCGTCCTGCCGAGTACCGCGAACCGTTACGTAACGAGTTACGCGCTTGCCGTCCTGGCCGCCCACGTCGAACTTGATGCGCCACGAACTAGCGCCGCGTCGGGTGATGTTGCCTCTCATGGCCGGCCACGCTTTTTCTTGGGAGCGAGACGTTTTCCCGCATTGCGCTGGTCACGCTTCTGAAATTTCACAATACAAAAACGGGACAGTGCAACGCTGGCGTGCGGGCAATTGGCGGGGCAGCGTCCAAGTCTAGTTCGACCGCCGATCGGGCATTGGCCTCTATCGAGAAGGCCGGCTACCTCAATGTTGCCAGGACGGGCGGGAAGGGTGGCACTAGCCGAAACAGCTATCGCTTCCGGCTCCCCGATGAGGTGCCCACCCGTCAAGAGGAGCGTCCCACCCAGGCGGGAAGCTGCGTCCCACCTAGACGGGACGCTGCGTCCCACCCTAGCGGGACAGAACACAGTAAAGAACACGGAACACAGTAGTACGGGCGCTACCGCGCCTGCAGGCAAAAATTTGGCCTTCACGGGTGAGTTTGTCAGGGCCGTAAGTGAGAGCCAACTATCACGCTGGCTTGAAGGCTATTCGACCCTCGACCGCTGGGAGCTCAAGGACGAGCTGGAGCGGTGCGACCACTATTACGCCCACGGCGTAGGGGCCGGGAGGTTCGCCCCGAAGGACTGGTTCCAAGTCACGGCCGCATGGCTGGGACGCGTGCACGACCGCCGCATGGCGGAAGCGCGCAAGGAGCAGGCTGCCATGGATGAGCTTTATCGGAGCCTGAAATAGGGTGACGGACATCCTCTCAGTAAAACGCAGCCTTAGCGCCCAGGCGCAATCAGTTGCCGAGCATCTTCTGCCGAATGGCAGGAAGGAGGGGCACGAGTGGCGGGCAGGCAGTGTCAATGGCGAAGCCGGTGGGAGCCTAGGTGTTCATCTGACGGGTGAGAAGGCCGGCATTTGGAAGGACTTCGCTACCGGAGAAGGCGGGGATCTGCTCGATCTGTGGTGTGCCGTGCGCCGCATTAAGCTGGGGGAAGCACTCAAGCATGCCCGTGAGTGGCTCGGAGTGTCCCATCCGAAACCGTATCGGGAGGCAAAGAAGCCCTACGCACGGCCACCTCGGCCGGCGTGCTCAGCTCCACGGGAGCGGGTGCTCGACTATCTGCGCGAGGTTCGCAATCTCAGTGCCGAGGCAATTGCGGCTTACAAAGTCGGCGAGCAGGGCAACAAGATCATCTTTCCCTTCTTGCTGCCTGATGGCGAGCTTGCGCTCGTCAAGGCGCGAGAGGCGGTGGACGGCGCAACGCCAGTCCCGACAAGCTGTGGTTTTGAGCATGTGCTGTTTGGGTGGCAGGCCATCCCCGATGATGCCCGGGAAGTCGTAATCACCGAAGGCGAATTAGATGCTTTGAGTATGTGGGACTACGGGCACCCAGCCTTATCTGTCCCCATTGGCGGCGGCAACGGCGGCAATCAGCAGTGGATCGAGAACGAGTTCGAGCGCATGGAGCGCTTCGAGCGGATCTATCTCGTGCTCGATCACGATGAGACCGGCGATAAGGCCGCGGGCGAGATCGCGCGGCGCCTTGGGCGTCATCGTTGCTTCCGCGTGATGCTGCCTTGCAAGGATGCCAACGAGTGCCTTGTCGCTGGTATTGGCGCCGAGGCAATCAAAGAGGCGATCGCCAATGCGGAAAGCTTCGATCCGGACGGCTTACGGCGCCCCACGTTCTTCGCTAGCGCGGTGACGAAGCTATTCTGGCCCACAGAGGGTGAGTCGTGCGGCTATCGGATGCCTTATCGCAAGCTTGGCGACAAGCTGCTCTTCCGGCCGAGCGAGTTGACACTGTGGAGCGGGGCGGTGGGTGCGGGCAAATCGCAAATCCTATCTGATTGTGTCGTTGATTGGGTTCATCAGAAAAGCCGCGTTTGCCTCTGCTCGTTTGAGATGAAGGCTGAACAGACCTTGCGGCGCATGTGCAAACAAGCAGGGAACGTCGATCGGCCAACCGAGGAATACATTTGCCAAGCGCTCACCTGGCTCGATCAAGGTCTGCTCATCTACGACCATGTTGGCAAGGAGCCTCTCGAAGGTGCGCTCGAAATCCTCGACTACGCCCGGGCGAAATATGGTTGCGACCAATTTGTGATTGATAGCCTGATGCGTCTTGGCGTCGACGGCGACGATTATTCCGGCCAGGAGAGGGTTCTGTTTCGTCTTGTCGACTGGGTGATCGCCAATGACGCGCATATCCATCTCGTCGCGCATTCGCGCAAGGGTGACCGCACCGCCTCCGTTCCCGACATCGAGGATGTCAAGGGTGCCATGGAGATCGGCGCCAACGCCTTCAACATCGTGACGGTATGGAGAAACCGAAAGCGCGAAGGGGAGATCGAGAGGGAGCAGGATGACCAGAAGCAGCGTGAGATGCTCGACGAAATGCCGACCGTCATTCTCAACGTGTGCAAGCAGCGCAATGGCGATTACGAGGGCAAGGTTGGACTTTGGTTCGACCGGGCATCGTATCGCTACCGCTCATCATACGATCAGCGGGGGGACAGAAACTATCTGCCCATCGAGGAACGTAGATCAGCGGCATAGGAGATCAGACCATGAAAAAGCGTACGGCCGAGCAGCGCCTAAGGTGCAAGTTGCAGAAGCTGCGGAAGTCGAAAGTCATCCGTAGCCCGTATGCCAACCGCCTAAAGGGGAAGTCGGTCTGCGAGGACCGCGTGATGCGCATGGGGGCGGAGGCTTGGGAAGTGGTTTTTGCCGGCGGGAGCACAATGGAAGTCTACCATGCCATCTGGAAGCGGTTTCCGGAAGCGACGCGCGTCGAGATTGAGATCGCGATGGGTGAGGCTGCGCAGTTCATCCCCTATGAGAAGGAATTATATCGGGAGCGGCTGCTACATGAGGCTTGTTGCGGCGGAGATGCGGCATGAAATGGCTTGTGTATCGTAAGCCGATTGGCGAGGCCGCTGCCGACGAGCATTACGGCCCCATGGTTCGAGAGTTCTACGCGAAGGCGGCTACGACCGCCAGGACATCAGACGGGATTCATAAATGTGCCGACTGTGGAAGGCCCTGGTCCGATGATGTTGCCCCAGTCTCAGTGGCTATTGTTGATTTCCTAGGCGCCAGCAAACAGTTCATGGCCATGATCATGGGTCTTTGTGCCGAATGCGACCAAGAAAATGACACCCCCGAGAAACTGGTTTCGCTCCTTAAACGCGATGACGTCTTAAAGCCAGAGGCGAAAGTAGAGATTCGAGACGTCAGTGCGCCGGCGCACTCGTAGCGACAGCGACTAACGTCACAAAAGGGGGGATCATGAAGGACTCTAAGACACGCAAACCCGGCACGTGCCGTTATGAGGGCGGCGGTCGCTGCCTTTATCAAGCACTGGTGTAAGGACCAGTGGAAACTCTACAAAGCTGCTCACGCCGCTTAGCCTCCCGAGGCCTCCAGCACGCGCTCTCCGGGCCTTGAGCAGCCGGGTGCTCGGCGATTATTTTCCCTTCCCCGACCCCGGTTCGTAGAAAGTGCGTCCGTTTGTATTTCTCTGTCTTACTACGCTTTCGGCCGCAGCGGCACATATCGCAGCCGTCTCTATCATGGCGTCGTAGAAGTCGTCGGTATCTTCTCGCGTCCATTTATGTGGGTCACGCAACCATCGGACGGCACAATGAGAGATGTAGGTGCTCCAGCGCCACGGGTCGTTCTTGGTGTCATCCACCTCGCGGCCCCACATCCTATCCTGAACGGCTCGAGCCCGCATGATTTGGTCAAAGACACTTGGGTCACCACACAATGGGTACTCTTCGAGTTTCTTGCGCGACTCCAACAAGTCACCGCTCGCCATGTCTTTGGCGAGATTCAGCATATGACGCATGATCTGGGTTTGCAGGGTGAGTGGATACATAGTCTGTCCTCCCAAGGCGTGCGAGCCATCCCACCCAATTC